TTAGAAAAACAACTGAAAACTATTCTGTAATAGAAGAACATGCTGCAGATAGAGCTGCTTATGCCGAACAGTTTAAACAAGCTCTTGATAAAGCCTATAAAGAAAAAGAAGCTACAGCTGATACAGTAAAAGCTTCTATGGAAAAGTTTATAGAACAGAATCAAGTAGAAGGTGCAGCTAGTCGTATTAACGGACCAGAAAGAGTTAAAGATGGTAAAAGTATTATGAAGAAAGCTCTAGATGGTAAGAAAAAATTCATAGCAATAGGAGGAGGTTTAGCTGCAGCTAACTTATTCTTAGGTGGTGGAGAGAAAGGCAAAGATGAGAAATATAATACATACGATGAATTGTATAATAATCAGTATTATGGATCTGGCTTTGCTGATTGGCAAGAAAGAAATAATGCACACAAAGTGTTATACTAAGAGGTAATAAATGGCACAAAGTATAAAAGATTATTTTAATAGTCTCGGTGTTTATATAGATGTTGATGAAAGTAAGTTCCCTGATCCAGCAGCTAAAAAAGCCGTCACACTAGAAGCTCTTCGAAATAAAAAGATTGGTACTGATGCTATAACAGGTGCTGATACATTTATTAATGAAGATCAAGCTAAGTTCTTATACGGACGTTATGAAGCTAAACAGAAGTCAGGTAAGTTTGGTGGTCTTATAAATGATATAAGAACAGAAAGAGATTTCAGAAGAATTGAAAATGATTTCGCAAGATCTCAAGGTAAAGCAGCAGGAGCAGGAGCTACCAGTGGATACTCTATGGGCTTCGGTGGTTATAGAAGAGCAGAAAGAGGACAACTCTTAAAAAGTGCTATACCAGATACCGCTAGAGCTGTAGGGGAAAATTTCTTAAACTCATTAGGGGTTGCTACTTCTCAACAAAGAATGCAATATAAGTCTTCAGGTGCATTAGGAAAAGCTGGTGCTCTACTAGGCCCAGGTTTAGGTGCTGCTACTCTATTTAGTTCTATTGTAAATGGGGATGATATGTATGAAACTATGACTTTTAACATGGCAGCTGCAGCTGGTATGGCTGGGTTTACAGCAGGGAGTAGAACTTTCGGAGCTCTTGCTAAGGGAGCTACAAAAGCAGAAAATACAGCTTCAGATATGATGAGAGGTGTTACAAGAGTTGCACCTGGATCTACAGCCCTACAAGGTGGTAAAATGCGTATTGCTGCTGGTGCTGTTGGTGGAGCTTTAGGTTTTGCTACAGGAGCAGCATTAGTAGGTGGGGCTATGTGGGCTGCATCAGATTTAACTAGTAATAATTCAGTATTAGCTAATATAGCTAGAGGTTATGCTAAACTACCTTCTAATGCAGGAACAGAGCAAAATAACAGAACTCTAACTATGAGACAACAAGCATTACAACAATTAAGCCAAAGTGCTATGAATGATAGAGCATCCCTACTAGGCAATGAAGCTGCGGTATTAAGAGGAGTTCTTTAATTAAAACGGTAGAACAATTATAAATTATGAAGAAGATAGATTTAGTTGAATTAATGGATGAAGGGAATACGACCAAGAAGGTTGAAGAAGGAGAAAGTTGGAAAGATACTTTAAATAGGATTAAAGAAGAATCTAATAATTTTGATTTAGAAACTATGTGCCAACTTTGTATTAAACAACAATATGAATTAGGTATCAAAGATACTGAAGGAAATTTAATAACTCCTATTCAATGTACTGGTCTTCAAACTTTTAAAAATAAAACAATAAGTGAAAGCAGTGAAGAAGTATATAACAAAGTAAAAGAAATGTTATCTGCTGAACAATTATCACTAGCTGAACAAACTGAAAACTCAATGGTATGGATGGAAAACACAATTAAAGATGAGAAACTATTCTCTCCTCGTCCTTATCAGATTCTAATTAATAGTTGTTCTGCCAAAAAGAAAGTACTAAGAATGGGTCGTCGTTGTTTAGAAGAGAATGAAAAGGTAGTTGGTGTTAAGAAAAGTTATAGAGCTAAACATCTTTGGAATCTGTTTAAGAACTATAAAAAGATGCCTGAGATATTAACTTATGATGATGAAACAGGTAATTTAGTTAAAACTGATCAATACTTAATTATGCCTAATGGTATAGAAACTGTATATCAAGTTAAAACTAAATCAGGTTTTACAACTACAGCTACTTTAACTCATCCTCTTTTAGTTTTTTCTAAAGATACTAAACAATTTGATTATAAACCTATTGGAGATATTAATAAGGAAACTGATAGATTACTATTCCTAGATAATAAACTTCATGATATTGAATCTATTAGAATGGTTGGTAAAAGACGTACTTATCATCTATCTGTTGTTAAATATGAAACTTTTATGACTGGTCCTGGAATTATCCATCATAACACTGGTAAAACTTTTGCCATGTCAGTTGGTCTACTACATAGGATGATTGTTAATAAGAACTATCGTGTATTAATGGTAGCTCCTATGGAAACAATGATTACAGAGGTAGTAGAGCAGATTAAAAAGTTCTGTGATGCTATGGAAGTCAATCCTATTGTTTCTGCTACTCAAAGTCCTATTCATCTTTTAACATTTAACACTGGTTCTACATTCAAAGGTGTGACAGCTGGTGCTTCTGGTGCAAAAGGTACTCGTGGTAAGGGTGCTGATTTACTATATGTAGATGAATGCTTCCCTGCTAAAACTAAAATTAAATTAGCAGATGGGACAGTTAAAAATATAGAAGATATTGAAGTTGGTGATAAGGTATTATCTTACGACGAGAAGAAAGGAAAGTTAGTAGCTAAACCTGTATTAGTTGTTAAGTGCACTGGTAAAAAAGAAGTATTTAGTTTTACAACTGTATCTGGTAAGAAGATTCATTGTACTGCTGAACACCCTGTACTAACACGCTCTGGTTGGATGCCTGCTCATGAAGCTAATTCTATAGCAACTACAGAAACTAGGAGTGGAGAATATTTCTTCGAAAGTATTATTGGATGTAAATTAAAAGGTATTGAACCTGTATATAATTTAGAAGTTAAGGATACTCATACTTATGTTGCTGATGGATTTATTGTTCATAACTGTGACTTCTTGCGTCCTAAAGATCTTAACTCTATTTTAGGTATCTTAATGGATAGTAAGAATACGGAATTCTGGGCTTCTTCTACACCTATTGGCGAAACTAACTTATATAAGTTAAGTCAAGATCCTACTTTTAAAGAATTTCATTACCCTTCTTTTGTTATCCCTCATTATTCAGATGAGATGGATGCAGTATTAAGAGCACAAATGGATGATGCTGGTTATGTACAAGAGGTAAAAGCAGAGTTCGGTGCAGATAATGACAGTGTATATCCATTAAACTTTATTGAACAAGCTATCGTAAAAGAAGAAGTTATTATTAATGCTGAGTATGTTAATAGAAATAGAAAAGACTTCATTCTTATTATGGGGGTAGATTGGAACCACGATAAAGTAGGTACACGTATTGTTATTATTGCATACCATAAATTGAGTGGAAGATATTTTAGTATTGTAAAAGAAAAAGTATCTAAAGCTAATTGGACACAAACTTTAGCTGTAGAAAAAATTGTTGATTTGAATAGAATGTATGATGTAGATCATATATATGTGGATGAAGGCTTTGGTGTAGCTCAAGCTAGTCAATTACGTTTATTCAGTCAATCTCAGTATGGTAAAGTACCACCAAACCATCCTGATTTAAAATTATCTAAAGTAGTATCTGTGAACTTCAGTGCTTCTATCATATTAAGAGATCCTATCTCTGGTGATGAGTATAGAAAACAAACTAAACAATACATGGTAGAACATTCTGTAGATTTACTTACTCGTGGATTGATTGTATTGCAAGAAAAAGACGATGCTGATATAATCGCACAAATGAAGAACTATATTATTAAAAGTAGAACTTCGTCAGGATTAAAAACTTATACGTATCGTGATGCACAAATTGCTGACCATGATTTAGATGCATTTAATATTGCACTACATGGATTCCATACTGAGTACTCTGAATTCTCATCTATTAGTCCTATTGTAGGATTAAACATGATTCTTAAGGAAGCTAATAGCTTGCCTGATCAAAGTTCAGTGATATCATACGGAAGTAATATGATTATAAATACAAAACAATCACTAATAACAAGTAAGTTTAGACAAGACAGATCTAATAGACAATTTAAAACAAGGAAAAGATGGTAATGAAAGTAATAGAAACTCCAGATGTGGGTTTAGAACACATCTCTGACTCTTATAAGACAAAAAATGGAGTAGGGATTTGCTTTTTTGATCCCTTAGAGGAGGTCTTGTTAGAATTTAATGGTACTACACGTATTCCTGTATATCCTACAGAAACTTGTTTTAGACGTTTCTATGTGGTTAAGGATAATTTCGATGCAAACTACAATGTAGTTTCTTTGAGAGCTTACTCAGAGTCTAGTGACTATAAAATTAAAACAGTCCCAGATAAAGTGGACAATGTTGATCAGATCCCTGATGGTAATGTTATGATTGAATTTTTCAGTAACTATCCAACAGGGATTATCCCTTTCTATCTATACATAGAATCAACAACAACTAGTTATTTAGAAGCGGAATTGATTATCGAATTGGAGGTAAGTTAATGCAAGATGGATTTGAAGAACGTGCTGAGATAGATAAACCAGAATATGATAAACTCATTAAAGATGCTGAGGCTGTTTTAGCCTCTTTATCTGAGCGTTTGAATATGGTTACTGTTGCAGTAAGTGCAAATTCAGCAGATGTTATTATCGCTATTAAAAAGATATTTGGAGCTAAATACATCAAAGCAGATGGCTCTTCAGAAATTACTTTTGATATGTTCCAACAACTAACTGAATCACTAAGAAAAGTCGGAGAAGCTAAGGTAGACGAGTATATATAATGATTAGCCCAGCAAATTTATTCTCAGATCCAACGCAAATACCTATTGTTGAAAAACAAAAGGCAGAGCTCTATATGCAGATTTACCAATATGCAGCAGAAGATTTTCTAACTGTAGCAGATGCTAACTCCTATGCTATTCGTCTTACAGAATACTTTGTAAGTTTAGAGACTCAACTGGCTCGTTTATTTGCTATGACAGCTAAACATGTACATGTAGGTATTAATGGATTAACTTCACAACCAATTGGTGGAGATGAATATGTATGGCAATTCTTAAAACAACCTGTACTCATGTTTACTCCATTACTTAACACAGGTGCATTGGCATCAACTTCTGGTCCTAGGGTTCCTAACTTATTTAATAACTATATCGTACCAGGTGTATCTCAAGAAGGTGCAATGTCGTTTGGTGCAAGACGTGCTATGCCAATTATGTTACTTACTATGCCTTCTATACCACCACTAATCTCGTCAACAATTAAAGGAATATTATGATTACAGTTGAATTTAAAGAAGAGTCTAACCAATCTGACGAATACCTCAGATATGCTCAACTTATTATTAATGCATTTACTAAAGCATTAGATCAAAATGAGTGTAGTGTAAAAGCTCTAGTAGGTATTCATGAGGAGATTAGAGATCAAAAGCAAGTTGTAGAAGATTTGTGGGAGATGACTAAGACTAATAACTATCGAAAAAATAATAACAACAGACAACGTGTTCCTGTTTTCAAAGATGATTATATTTCTGACTTTATCTATGACTCTAATGATGATCTTAGTGATGATATTACAGAGAATATTAAAAATAGATTAAAAGAAAAATGTATTGATTGTGATTACGATTGGCCTAAACTCAGCTTTGAACAAAACTTTAGATTTTCTTTTGATAAGTTAAAAGCATCTATTAATACATATCTAACAGCTTTTGATAAGATTAGAAACCCTAATTTCTGCCAAGCAGCAGGATTATTTGATTTCTCTTGTCTACAAGATATTATTAAGTTGATTGCCTTGTTCTTATCTGTATACTCAGCTATTATTGCTTTTAGAAAGATTTCTGGAATATCTATTCAAGCTTTTATCCGAGGAGTTATTACAGGACTTCTCGGACAACTAGTAGGTGGTATTAGACTCCAATTTGATTTATCTCAGACTGGTTTAAGCTGTCTTATTAATGCTATTGAACAAATTGCATCTAACCTACCAGATGGGCAGAATCTTTCAGGTTCTATTCCTGCAGATTGGTTTAGCGATGATCCAGAAGTTAACCCTTTACAAGCTGATGGGACTTATGGCACTGACTCTCAGAAGGATGGGGAAGCTTCAAGTAATACTATTACTATACCTACTTATGAAACTTATAAAGATGAAAACGGTATAGAACAAGAAAGAGTATCAGGAACGACTGAAATACCAGGATTACCTGAAGATAATATTATTAATTACCGTAGTGTATATAAAGATAATGTATATAATCCATTCTCAGATGAAGGTATGAAACGTGCTTTAGCCGATATGTCTAATCCTAAAAATCAGAATATTGTTAAACAATACACTAATTTGATTAAGAAAGATTCCGAAGAATACCAAAAAATGTTAGGTAATATTTTTAAATACATTGAAAAAGGTGTTAATAATGTTGTCGCTGATTTCAATGAAGAAGTAGCTGGTATCTTTGGTTTAGTTGATTATCTACAATGTGAAGCAGGACGTACTGGTACAGATTTCTTAGAGGTACTAGAATATTTACAACAAATTATTAATATTATTAACCTACTTTCAGCTTTAGCTGCTATTATTGCGAAAAAACAAGTTAAGAAAATGTGTAAGAGTGCTAATGTTGTAGCTGAATCTGGTTTGTCTGAAGAAGCTAAAGAGCTTGTCCTAACAGAGCCTCACGAACTTGATCCTACTGAGTTGTTAGAAGAGTTTCTAGAAAAAGTAGTTGAAGAAACTGTAGATGAGAATGATGAGATTATTCCTATCATCTATGATAAACCTAAAGAATCTATATTACCTAAACTATCTCTCGATACATGTAATTTAAAAGAATTCATTGAAGCACACACAGCAGATGAGATTATTAGACGTGTAGTAGATAATATTCGAGAAGAAGAAAGAGCTAAACGTAATAAACCTTTTAAAACTGATTTTTGGAGAAAGCCAGGATTAACTCCTGAAGAGTTTAATGATTCTTTCGGTACATACTCTCCTTATGATCTTGATGATTTAGATATTGTAGGTGATGAACCTAGAAGAGCTAACTTCAAAGATGTTATACTAGGTGATAGATGGAAATTCTATCCAATACAATTCGTTAAACCTGTATTTGATTTAGAGAAGATTAAGAGTGAGACACAACTTGAAGAGAATGATACTACACTTAGTAAAAACTTAGATGCTAGCTTCGGTGTTAAGACAATCTTAGACTTTATCTACAACAACCCAGCAGAGATTATTGATTTTGCTGACACTTCTAATAAGAAAAAAGATCCTGTTATAGAAATGTTTAAACCTAACCTACAAGATCTTAGTCAAGTAGGTGTAACAGAAAATACTAATCAATCGAATTTGAAAAATCCTAAAGAAAGTAAATACAGACCAGACTCAGCATCTTATCAAAATATATGTAGAGATATTAATGATGTATTGAGTGTGTTAGAGAATATTAAAGGAAAATAATAAATGTTATATAACACTAACTATACTCAGCAACCGATTAATGATGCTAAGAAGATAGCTACTACTATTAAGAAACTAGAGAATCCTCTTTTTATAGAAAATCTTCGTATTAAGAGGAATAATCTTTCTTACTTTAATCCATATAATAAACCTTATGATTTTACAGAGGCTTATCGTATTGTTGATACAGAGAGTTTCGTATCAGCAGCTATCTCTAAGAAAAAGAACTTAATCTTAAAAGATGGTTTTAAATTTGTTTCTGAAAATGAAGATGATATCTTATATATTAAAAGACGTCTTAATGAAATCTCATTCGTAACAGATACTCCTTTCACTACATTACTAGGACAAATTGTAGATTCTCTTCTACATAATCATAACATGTTCTTATATATAGCTCGTAAAGAGAATGCTTCTACTGGAGAAGTACGTGTAGAGGGTAGACGTAAGATTAAACCTATTGCTGGTTTCTTCCATTTATCTGAAACTAAAACAGATATTATTGAAAATAATTTAGGAGCTGTGATTGGATATAAGTATAATATTAATCGTGGCATCTATAATGAATTTAAAAAAGATGAAGTACTACATCTATATATTAATAAGAAACCTGATCTTAATATTGGTACACCTCCTCTAGAAGCAGTTAAGGATGATATCCTTTCTCTACGTCAGATTGAAGAGAACTTAGAACGTTTGATTTATAAACTGTCTGTACCACTAATCCATGCTAAAGTAGGTTCTGAAAGATTCCCTGCTGGTATTGATCAGATCACAGGTAGATCAGAGATTGATGTTGTTAATGACCAAATCTTAAGTATGGATGATGCGGGTGGTATTACAACTACTGACCGTGTTGATATTAAAATGTTAGGAGCTGAGTCGCAAGCATTACGTTTAAGCTCTTATATCGATCATTTTAAGAATCGTGTTCTAGTTGGATTAACTATTTCAGATGTAGATTTAGGTACAGGTACGACTACTACAGGTGGTGCAGCTTCTATTGTTAGTGAAGCGTTACGTCAGAATGTAGAGATGTATCAAACAACTGTAGAAGAGTTTATTACAGACTATATTATCACTCCTCTATTACTTGAAAGATCTAAGAATAGCTCTAAACAGTATTTAGAGGATGAAGATAAAGTTCTATTTAAATTCAATAAATCTAACCTTGATAGTAAGATTAAGTTAGAAAGTCATTATATTAATGAAACAAATGCTAAGTTGATCACAGTTGATGAGTATCGTGTGCTTACAGGTAGACGTGCACTAACTACTGAAGAGAAGAATGAATTCTTAAAGCTTTCTGGTAAACTTCCTGATGGTAGTAATATTCCTGATGGTATGCATCCAGATGAAAAAGCTCTAGCTAAAGCTAAGATTAGTACAACATCTTCTACAGCTAAAAAGACAACTACAACTGAGAAACCAAAATCATCTTCTAACCCTACTAGCAATAGTACTAACCCTACTAATCAACATAAGAAGAATCCTATTAGAGACGAATTACAATTAGATAGATATTTATCTAATATTACAGATTCTCGTTATGAGGCTGCTAATAAACTTTTAACTAATTCTATCTATAATGAGATGAAAGACTATGTAGATATTGAGATTGAGGATTGTGAGCGCTTTGTAAGGCCGTTGACAAATACCCTTAAAACTTATATAATCAAAAACATTAATGATTACGGTATAATTAATACTACCGTTAAAAATGTGATATACAAGAACATATTAGAGTATATAAATAAAAGCTCAGCATAAGGGATTTTTATGAAAGATGAATTCTTATATTCTTACAGTTCTACTATTAATAATGACATCCTAGATAGTCTAAACCCAAAGGAAAAGATTGTCTCTGTTAGTCTTAATATCAAAGCATCTCATGCTGGTAAGGTGAATGGGAATTATGTATTCTATACGCCTCGTAGTATGGTTAAAGGATCTAGTACGCTAGTACATCCATTTAAAAAACACTTACAACGTCTTCATAGAGGAGACGCTGTAGGGGTTATTAATGACGCTGAATATAAAGATTATACAGAGAACTATTCAGACAAAATTAAAGAATTAGGAACAAGGATTAATTCAGCTACTAGCCAACAAGAGTTAGTTAAAGCTGTTAAAGAACTTGTTAATAGTCCTGAATATAAGAGCAAAGAGTACAAAGGCTTAGGCGTTCTTACTGTTGCTGCTGAATTGTTTGATAGTAACTTAATCCATGAGTTGACTTCTGGCGATAATAAAGGTAAGGTATCTATAGGTGGTAACTCCAACAGAGTATATTGTTCTGTTTGTAGTCAACTATTTGATAGAGATCACGAACATAAACGTGGTAAAGTTTACGATGGCGAAACGTGTTTTGCTATTTACGATAATATGTTCTTAGACCATATTGGCTTCGTTCCTGATCCAGCTGATACTAATACTGAAACCAATATTATTTTCGATTCTATTCAAGATAATGATAGTACTACTGTTACAATAGATAATTTTAAAATACAAGATAATTTACAAGGACACTTAATGAATATCGAACAACTTAAACAATCTGCTAAAGAAGTAGATAGTTTGGTCGATCTTGTTACTACTGGTAAAGAGTATCAAGACGTTCAGAAAGAAGCGTTAAAAACCCAACTTGCTAAAGATTATAAAACAAGCCGTAAGAGTGGCTATTTATTTTCTGAAGAAAAGTTGCTACCATTAACATCTAAAGAATCTGTAGCAGTAGCAGTACTCTTAATTGAATCTCTTGAAGACTCAGCAGAGAAAACTGTACTATTAGATATCTTAAAAACGCATGTTGAAAAACATTTTGCAGAAGGTACTCCTTCAGATCATCTAGCTGCTTTTGGTCTTCCTGTCGAAGAAGAAAAAGTAGAAGAAGAAGCTAAAGCTGAAGAGACTCCTGTTGAAGAAGTTAAAGAAGAAGAGAAAGCTACTGAGACTGAAGCTACCGAGGCTAAAACCGAAGAAGTTCCTACAGAAGCTAAAGAAGAAACTGTTGAAGAAGTTAAGGCAGAAGAAGTGGTTGAACAAGCTAAACCAGCTGAATTTACATTCTCTGAAGAGACTCTTGAGCGTTTAGTTAGTAACGTAGCTCAACAAGTTGCTGAGAAACTATTAGAACAAACTAATAAAGAACCAGCAAAGGTTGAAGACAGTGTTAATTATGATATACTGTTACAGAACAACAAACAGCTTACATTTGACGTAGAAGCATTAAGTGCTTTAAATACTGAATTGACAAACAAATGTAAAACAGTTATAATCAGCCAAATTCTTTCTCTTAAGGGATTGAAAGGTGATGACAAGTATGCAGAAATCCTATCTGGACGTGATTTAACGTCTCTAACAGATACCTTGCAAGACTTAGAATACACTTCTGCTAAAGTTGTTGAAGAAGCAACTCCTGCGACAAGTGAAGTTAAAGATTCTCTACAAGAAGAAGTACAAGAGGTTGTTGAAGAAGCTCCTGTAACTGAAGAAGTTGTAGAAGAGACTTTAGAAAAAGTTGCTCTTTCTGACTCATTAAACAATCTTAAAGAAGATGATAAGACAAAACAACAAGAAGCTATTTCAACTGATCTTCAAATTTTAAAAGATAAAGGTTTAGCTGCTTATTTACGTGAACGTAAGAACAAATAAAAGGATAAATAATTAATATGTCAACAAATATTCCATACAAAACTACTGACTACCTAGTAGAAGGTTTTATCACTCCAGAAGTAAAAGTATCTGAAGGTTTCGACTCTGTTGGTAAACATTACCCAGCTCCTTGGTTACCTCTTGTACGCTTTAATCAAGAATTCGAAATTCATGTAGTTATCTCTCGTGGTACTCCTGTTGCTTGGGTTGGTGAAACTCTTGTTCCAGCTGGTCTTCGTTTTGAATTAGAAGCTGTTAAAAATGGTGAAGCTGCTACTATTCTGTACACTCTTGAAGACGTTCGTAACGGTGTTAAAAACTACGCTGGAACTCTTGTAACTGCTGGTGAAGCTGTAGTACAATCACTTATCGACGCAGACGTTGAAGTATCATTCTTCGCTGGTATCGCTAACTACGACATCTTTGAACATCAGGGTAGCACAGATAACCCAACTAAATACAAACGTTACAACTTTAACCCACAGCCAACTGTATCTTTCAAAATGGATTACCACTTTGAATATCCTGTAGCTGCTACTGGTGCTCAAGTTGATGCTGCTCCTCTTCCAGGTGTTGCTGCTTTCGTTGGTACAGATATCAAACCAGGTCAATTCGTAACTTACGACAAAGCTTCTCGCTTCGTAGTTGCTGCTGCTGACTTCACTCAAGGTACTGGTCCAGTTGAAGCTATCGTTGGTCAAGTTTCTCAAGTAGTTGCTTACCGTGATCCACAAACTCTTGAAGTAGTTCAAGGTGTTAACCTGTTAGAAAAAGTACTTGCTCCTGAGAACATTACTGGTCGTGTATTGAACGATCTTCCAAACGTTCGTAATGGCGGTATCACTCAGAAACTTGCTTATGCTAATGCATATGGCGTTGTACGTTTCGGTTTACAAACACGTTAATAAATAGAAGAAAATAACAAAGGAATTTTAAATAATATGTCATATCAAGAATTTATCGAACTACCTGAAGATAAGAAAGCAATTGTCTCAGAAATTAGTGATAACCTACGTACCGCTTTCAAAACAGGTGGTCTAGATGTTAAGGGTAATCCTTACACAATTAGCGATGCGCTTTCTACTCCAGACTCACACTTGGCAGTACAACGTGTTGTAACAGAAATCATTCAAGAAGCAGTTGAACCTACTCTTATCGGTCACTTACTTGTAGACAACATGTTCACTACTGAACGTGGTACTTCTCAAGTTACTATCCGTACTCTTGGTTCACTTGGTGGTGTTGATTTCGAAATCGCTGAGGAAGGCGAATACCCAGAGATCGGTTTGAACCGTGGTCAACAAAATACATTGCAAGCACAATACGGTAAGTACGGTGCTAAGATCAAAATCTCTGAGGAAATGATTCAATCTTCTCAATGGAACTTGATCGATCAATGGATTCGTAAAACTGTTCAAGCTCTTGCTCGTTATAAAGAAGCTAAAATCTTCAAAATGATTGCTGACTTCGGTACTGTAGTATTTGATAACCAAGATCCTGCTAATGCTACTTTAGGTCGTACATTAGGTCGTGATATTCATGGTCAAGGTAATGGTTCTATGACTACTGGTGATCTAGTAGATATGTATAGCCACTTGCTTACTCAAGGTTACCGTCCTAACGTAATCCTTGTACATCCATTACACTGGGCTATGTTTGCTAAAGATCCGATTATCCGTGAAGCTGGTTTAGCTCGTGGTGACATCTCTCAATGGTTAAACTCTCAAGTTTCTCCTCTTAACCCGTACAAATACATTACTGGTTGGACTGGCGCTACTAAAGCTGCTCATGGTGATTCTCAACGTTTAACTCAAGAAGAACAAAATCTTCTTAACCGTGAAGCTCCAGTTATTCCTGCTTATGCTGGACCACTTACTGGCTTGACTCTGTTAGTATCTGAATACGTTCCTTACAACGAAGCTACTAACACTGCTGATATCATCATGCTTGATACTCGTAATACTGGTGTTCTTATCACTAACGAACCACTAGTTATCGACAACTGGGATGAAAAAGCTAATGACATGAAAGTGTTCAAACTTCGTGAGAAATACGCTCTTGCTATGTATGAACAAGGTCGTGCTGTAGCTATCGCTAAAAACATTTCATTAGAACCTAATGAGATCTTCAACAATCCACAAATTGTTATTGATAACCTTCCAGTTATTAATCGTAAATAAGATATTAAAGGGGCTAGTTTTAGCCCCTTTTTTATTTCTCTAAAAAAAAGGAAAAGCATATAAATGAAAACTAAATTAACACTTAAATACTCTTCTTTCTTCTTTTGTAACAACATCCAACTGAAAAAAGGTCAAGAAACAGAAATTGAAACTGATGGTCTTACTAATAAAGATCTAATCATCCTTAATGCTTATATTAGTAGCGGTGGTATTGTTAGTTCTGAAGGTCTTATTCCTGTTGTTCTTGAAGACGTAGTAGTTGAAGAACCTGTGGTAGTTGAAGAAGTAGTTAAACCTACTAAGGAAGAAGTAAAAGAAGTTGTAGAAGAAACCAAAGAAGAAACAACTGAAGAATTAAAAGAAGAGCCTAAAGAAGAAGCTCCTGCTAAGAAAACAACAAAACGCACCACTAAGAAAACTAAATAATCTTTAGGTGTTCCATGCTAATAACAGCGCTTAACTCTACAGAAGAATTAAAATCATTCCCTCTCAATCAGACCATTAAATTAAAGTTTGAAAAAGCAGTAGAGGATTCTTTATTAGAGTCTCGTCTAAGCCTATTCAGACTTCCTAGCCAAACAGGTTTATTCAACATTAGTGAGACATATAATCAGTCTATTGGATATATTCGAGAAAAGTTTGACATAGAAGCTACAACCATTACTTCAGAAGTAGTTAACGGTTCTTTCATAGTCAGTGTTAAGCCTGTTAAACCTCTCTCACCTGGTTTTGAGTATGTACTTTTTATT